CCGAGGACCCGGACATGTTTGCAAAGATACCGCCATGCACATCGGACAGGATCTTGGACACCGCCGTGCGTCCCTCCGACAGCTTGTCATTCACGAACTGCTGAGTCGCCAGATTCGCAATCAGATCCGCAGTGCCGACCGAGAAGCCGGTGAACAGATTGAACTGCGTGACCACCGACTGAATGTCATTGATAAGCTGTCCGCAGCGGTCGGGGCTGAAGTCATTGTACACCATATGAATCAGCTTGCTGCACTCGGACTTGTACATCACGCCAGACGTGAGCTGGCCGTTCTCGATGGTCACGGACGTCTTCATGGACACCATCGGAAAGGCAGTGGAAATCAGCTCGGCACCCGTCCAGTTCTTGCCCTTCCGCGTGAACGGACGCTTGAGGCGTGCGAGCATGTTCATGGCCACCACCTCCGGCACCTCAACACCTGACTGCGTAATGCGGAAGATGCCCGTCATAGTGTCCTGGAACAGCTGGATGATGGGACTGTTGGTGCGGGGACTGATGATGTTGCGAAGCAGAGATGCGAGGTAGCGAAGCTCGGTTGCGGATGCGATGGATTGAGGCACGTGCATGTTCATTTCGTCTCCATCAAAATCAGCGTTGTAAGGCCGCGTGGCCGAGACGTTCAGGCGGAACGTCGAGTACGGCAGAACACGCACGCGATGGGCCATCATCGATGCCTTGTGGAGAGAAGGCTGGCGGTTGAACAGCACAATGTCACCATCAATCAGATGGCGGTGGACCACATCGCCCTCACGAATATCAATCGTGTCCGGACTGACGAAGCGAAGGTTCACCATGCGTGCATCCTGCTTGAGGAACACAGACTTGGCCCCCGGATGTGTGTCGGGTCCGTTGCGGATGTACGTGGTCAGACGGTCGCGATTATAGGAGTTCACAATCTCGGGAAAGGTCAGGTTCACGGCAATCTCAGCCGGCACACCCAGCTCGTCAAGGTCAATATTCGCATCGGGTGTGATAACCGAACGGGCCGAGAAGTCAACACGCTTTCCCATCAGGTTCCCGCGGACACGACCTGTCTTGGCACCGAAGCGAGACTTGAGTGTCCTCAGGGGACGTCCAGACCGCTGGGCAGCGGGAGCCAGTCCCTTGATGTCATTGTCCACATACGTGGCCACATCATACTGCACCATGGCGGTGTACTTGTCAATCATCTCGGCCGACTCACCCTTGTCGAGCTTGTCACGCAGACGCTGGTTGTTGCGAAGAACGTCAATCAGCTTGTGCGTCAAGTCATCCTCCATTCGCTGGTTGTCGTCCATCACAACCGAGGGACGCACTGTCAGCGGAGGAACCGCCAGGACGGTGCAAATCATCCACTCAGGCCGCGAGAACTTGTGATTGAACCCAATCAAGTCGCACGTCTGATCCGTGATACGCTGGAAGGCCCGCAGAATCAGCTCGACCTGAATCGGAACCGGCGGCGGAGGATCATCGGGGTCTCCGATAGGGAATCCCTCCAACGTGGCCGCCTTGCCCGCCACACGGGCGACCTTCCGAAAGAACGGCGTCGAGCAATGCTCGCAGACCGTCGGCTTCTCTTGGCCCTGCGTTCGGACCTTGGCCACGATGTCACGAACCTCCTTGAACCGAGCGAGTCCTGACGACTTGATGTCCGCCAACTGCTCAGAGCCAAGAATCACACCCGAACAGTTCAGGCAGATGATGTTGCACAGCTTCTCAATCCAATCGAAGAACTGGTAGAGATACACAGGCCGAGCAAGCGTGATGTGGCCGAAGTGACCTGGGCAGAACTGATTCGTGTGCTTGCATGTCGGGCAGACCTTGCCATTCTCAATGACACCGAAGCGAACGTCAAAGACACCGTTCGGGACGGGCTGCTGTGACTGGTAGGTCTTGTCGGTCGTAACCTCCACGACACTCCGCTTGAGAATGTCGTCGGGGTTTGCAATGCCAAACTGAACTCCGGTGATGTTGTCTCCCATTTTACCTCTTATACTGTTCTGTGTAAAGTATTCGTTTTACCGCCGAATCATCGCAGTCGTCGCGTCCCAGAAATCGTCGTCTTTCACAACCTCCTCGGCATCTGGAATCGAGTTCAGGAAGGCTTCGTATTCAACTCCATTTCGCTGTTTGAATCGACCAATGTCTCGAATGCGAACGGTTCGCACATAGCGGAGAATGTCGCGACAAATGACTTCAATTTCATACGGATCCGCGGCGGCGTCTTTCAGGTCCCGCACCACTTCAACCCACGAGTCGGCGGCGTCCATTACTTATAGATGTTAATCGTTATATTGGGAATACCCGTATTTATATTGACTGTCGCGAACGGATACAATTGATAATTGAAAAACCATGTGCCTGCGTTTGAGGTAAAGTACTGCGATGCGAAGTAACAGGGTGCACCTGTGCTTAACAGACCGTTAAAGGTATTGAGCGAAATCACTGTCGATGCCGGAATACCGGTGTCTACGCTGTAAAGTCGCGACAGGACATTCGACAACTGACTGTCCGGCGTTGCCAGGGCAACGGACCGCTGAAAAAGACTGAATGTTGTCCCCGTGCTGCCAGTATTTCCTGTGAATCCAGCTGGCTGCCACCCGGTGAGTCCAGTGGGTCCCACGGGACCGTCGGGACCAAAATCTCCTGCGAATCCGGTGGGACCGGTGGAACCCGTCGTTCCCGTTCTACCACTGGGTCCGATGGGTCCAGTCGTGCCGAGAAATCCGTTAAACCCTGTCGGACCCGTTGGACCGGTGACTCCAAATGGACCAAAGACATAGGGCAGAACAAGTTGTGCAGCTACGCTGAACGTTGAGGAGTATGACCCCGTAAATTCACTAACCCACGTTACACCGTCTTGGCTCGTATAAATATTGCGGTTTCCATTATCTCCGGCTGACGCAACCCAATTCAAGCCATCCCATGTGATTCCATAGAGCGTGGTCGGTACACCTTGTCCCGGAACAACGGCAAACAAGCCGGTTGGTAGCGTGACGACCCCCGTTGTGCCCTGTCCCGTAATCGCCCACTTGACTCCGTTCCAGGCGATTCCTGTTGGAGTTGTAATATACGGAATCGGCATGGACGTCCACGCCACTCCATCGTAGCTCCAACATAAGCGTGCACCCCCCGAGAGATTCGTCTCGTAGACCGCTGCCCATATACGTCCGCTCCACGCAATACCCGAACCTCGAAAGTCCGACGAAACCGCAGCACCGTCAAGACTGGTTGCAGCCGTCCACGTGACACCATCTGGTGACGAATAGATACCTGCTCCAACACCAACCCACTTCGATCCGTTCCACGCGATTCTCGAGAGACTTGTCACCGCCGTGGTGTTTGGCGTCCACGTGCTACCATCGGGTGAAGTCAATACAGTTGAGGTTGAGGTTCCAGCCACCCATTGCCCTCCTCCCCAATCAATGCATGTTCCGGTACTTGACGAAGTTGTTTGCCAGACAATGCCATCTGAAGATGAGGACATGAAGGTGCCGGCCCCCGCCCACATCCATCCGTTCCAAGCAATTCTGGTTCCCGCGGCAATGGATGTTGTGTTAACCGACCACAACCTAGGCGATGATTCATAGACAATGTTGCTTCCAGAGAACGGCCCTACAAACACAGGTGCCGCGGTTGGCGTGACAGACCCAGTCATGCCCGTTGCACCCGTTGACCCCGTTGAGCCTGTTAGGCCAGTGTCACCGTAAGACCCTCGAAATCCGGAAAATCCTGTCGGCCCGGTGGATCCGGTGGGTCCCGTGAGTCCAGTTGACCCCGTGGGTCCTGTGGATCCCGTGTGTCCCGTGAATCCTGTGAATCCCGACCACCCAGTCGGCCCGTCTTGTCCCAACCCGGGAATTCCGGTTGACCCAGTAGGTCCAGACTGACCCGCAGTTCCTGCAGTGTCGCCTCGAGGACCAGCGGCTCCCGTGGGTCCACGGGGTCCAGGAAACGTGCTGTCTGTTCCCTTTATGCCCGCAACTCCCCGTGGCCCCTGCGGACCAATCGGTCCAACTGTTCCGGTGAATCCGGTGTATCCAGTGTATCCAGTTGATGCGGTCGACCCTGTTGTGGCGGTCGGTCCCGTCGGTCCCGTGAACCCAGTTGACCCGGTGGGTCCCGTGAATCCTGTGAATCCGGTAGATCCTTTCGGTCCCGCGAATCCAGCCTGTCCGGTTGGTGCATTTGGAGGTCCGGTGCATCCCATTGCACCGTATTGCGTGTTAATGCCCATGGGACCGGTGTCTCCTGTCCATCCCGTCCTCGTCGGACCGGTGAATCCTGTCATTCCAGTCGGTCCTGTTGTGGCAGTCGGTCCAGTGGGTCCGGTGGCACCACGCCAACCTCGCACACTAGGTCCAGTGGGTCCTGATGGTCCAGTGGGTCCCGACGACCCTATCGTTCCCGTGGAGCCGGTGGATCCAAATCGGGTGTCGATGCCCCGAATACCCGTGAATCCCGTATCACCCGTTGGACCGTTTGGGCCCTGAACACCGGGAACGCCGCGAGACCCTGGGAGCCTGCGAACGTTCGATGGAAGAGGAACTGTGTACACCATCTGTTACTTACTGATAGTAATAATAGACCGTAATTGTCGTGGACGACACCGCAGCAGTCGCATATATACCTACATTCACCTGCCAGTTGCCTCCCACGACACTCCATGAGAGTCCAACTAGAAACACGTTGCTAGGGTTGGCAAAGGACCACCCTTGCGTGATGAGTGTGCTTGTTGACGGAGCAGCTGTGGTCGCTGCGAAATTCAGATACCCTGGACTCGCAAAACTGAAAGGAACTCCGACACTTGACGGTCCAACAATCGCCTTGCTCGGACCTGTCGGCCCACTGTATCCGGTCCATCCGGTTTGGCCGCTTGGTCCTTGGGGTCCCTGTACGCCTTGATATCCCGTTGGACCCGTCGGCCCTGTCGGACCAAGTGGACCGACCAATCCCGCCCACCCTTGATATCCTGTTCCGCCTGTCCACCCCGTGATACCCGTTACGCCGGTGGGTCCAGTTGGACCCGGCACACCCGGCTGTCCCGTCGGACCCGTCGGGCCGGTGGGTCCAGTGAATCCAGTCCATCCGCGTGATCCGGTGGGTCCTGTCCATCCCGACGGGCCTGTTGTGCCGGTTGCACCTGTGAATCCCGTGAATCCAGTCGAACCACTGGGTCCGGTTGCACCTGTGAACCCCGTGAATCCAGTCGATCCGCTGAGTCCAGTTGATCCGGTGGGGCCAGTGGATCCCGTGATACCGATAACACCCGTGGGTCCAGTCGGGCCAGTGGCACCCGTTGTGCCGGTCGCCGATGCACCGGTCGGACCCGTGTTTGCTCCGGTAGGGCCTGTAAACCCAGTTGGTCCGCGGTTACCAATCTGTCCTGCAGGTCCCGCGAATCCCTGATACCCCATAGGTCCGGTTGGACCTGTTGGACCCGTGGATCCCGTGCATCCCGTCACCATCGGACCCGTGGGACCGGTGGAACCTGTTATGCCTGTCGGACCCGTGGACCCGGTTGGGCCTGTCGGACCAGTGGACCCGGTTGGACCTGTTGACCCGCTCGGACCCGTGGGTCCTGAGGCTCCCGTAAATCCAGACGGTCCTGTGGGTCCCGTGGGGCCGGTATTGAATGCAGTGCCAGCTTGTCCGGTCGGTCCCGTCGGACCTGTGGGGCCGGTGTTTGGACCCGTTGGACCCGTGGCACCTGTGGGGCCGGTGCTCGAAACACCTGTCCAGCCTGTGTATCCTGTCTGGCCCGTGGGTCCTGTCTGACCGGTTGGGCCGGTGGACCCCGTGGATCCCGTGGGTCCAGAGGAGCCGGTAGTTCCGGTGGGACCGGTATTGAATGCTGTTCCCGATATACCTCGACTGCCCGTGAACCCTTTCGGACCTGTCGGTCCCGTCGGCCCCTGCGGACCCTGGGGACCCTGAGGACCCTGGGCAATATTGGGGGCACAGGTGACAAGTCCCACACCTGGGACATACGTAGAGAGTGCAGACATCTATTGTTAACCCAACTGAAAATTAGGCCGTGGTTGTGGTCGCAGCAAGTTTTGCCTCCACATTGGACAGACGGGCGGACAACTCCTTGACGGCCGCGACAAGCGGACCGGCAAAATTGGTGTAGTCAACACCTAACATCTCGGCTGGATCTGGGTTTGTAACTACAAGTTCCGGAAATACGGGTAACACATTCTGGGCAATCACACCAACACGCCGTTTCTTTTCTGGGTCTGTGTTGTATGTAAAATACACAGGCGTAATAGTCGATAACATTTCTGTTGCATTGGTTATATTCGACAATACTGTTTTCATCCGGGAATCAGACGAGGCTGTCCAGCTTGTCCCGCCCTTTGCAAGATAGACCCCACCAGTATTGCTGTTTACACAATAGAAGTTCGTATTTGAGTGCATGGAGAAGTATGTTAGATTCGGGACCGACGAGTTGGAGAATTGTATAACACCACCATTGATACCGGTGTTAGCCACATTTATGGTTCCAATCACATCCAACGTATACGCAGGTGCGTTGCAGTTGATGCCCACACGTTGGGCAGAAGACAAATAAAGAGCTTCTGCCAATCCGCTACCGGTGTTTGTCTTGAATGAAAACGCAGAGGCGAAGTTCGTACCGGAGTTTTGAATGCAATCAATCGCAGACTGGACACTGTTGTTATAATTGTTGAAGCCAATTCGCATTGTAGCTGCGTCCGTGGCTGCCGTCTGCTGCAAAGTAATATACTGGGTGGTCGTTGACGCAGAAACGCTGGTAGCCATACGCGTAGTTCCAGCCACGTCCAATGGATAACCTGGTGCATTGCAGTTGATACCCACACGCGCGTCATTGGGTGAAATAGTCATAACCGTTGTCGAAACCGTGTTGATATAACTAACAAAATCAAGTCCAGCATAATTATTGTTCGTACCTTTCCGACCATAAATACCTGCTTGATTAGATGAATTGAATCCTAATATAGCAAATGTAGTTGGATTGTTTGCTACAAGATTCCCCAGATATCCACTACCGCCTATTATACTCGTACTGGCGGCTGCATTACCACTTACGTCCAACGTATACGCGGGTGCGTTACAGTTGATTCCAAACTTTCCAGTTCCGTTGCTGAACCATGCACTCTGGTTGATGTCCGCCGGCACGTTGAAAACTTGGACTGCACCCGATCCAGTTGTGAACATATTCGAATATGTTGTTCCTGCTTGGAAGACACCCAGATATCCGTTCATCGCCAAACCGCCGTAGGCACTATATGCTGGAGTTATAGCCACAACCGCATTGTCGCTAGACATAACCATCGATTGTGTTCCAGCTGGATATCCTGGTGTTGGGACAAAGTTTACAAGTCTGTTTATGCCACCATTCACGAATAACGTATTGTTCACCACCGTGGTCGTCGGAACACTTCCATCCGCGAACCCGGCTGTGCCGGTTCCCGCATAGGTTGTGACGTTGGAGGTGGCTATGTTGAGTCTGCGAATCTTAGGGACTATAAAATCTGTGATATAGATGTTCGATCCTAGATTATCCAAAAAGATACCCTGAACGTTCTGACTAAACGACGCGGCCGTTCCAGTTGCATCCGTTGAACCGTTCACGCCGTTCGACCCCGCAAGAATTGTCACGGTCCCTGCCGTCGGCACCGGTGCACTTCCTATCGGACCCCCGTTGAGTTGAGCGAAATATAGCGTCGTCTTGGAAGGGCTAAGACATAACCCCCAAGGATATGTTAACGTATAAAGAGTTGCGGTGGTCGCTGCCCCACCGGGAGTTGTAATTTTCTGAATTGTAGTTGAGGTCGACGCATACAAAAAGGTTCCATCATACGCGAGGGCCAAACAACCACTTGGTCCGCTGCTAAGAAGTGTTGAGGTCAAAGTCGATATCAGAATCCTACTGATGACTCCCGCTTGTGCCACCCATAAATATCCGTTAACAGAGTCGTATGCCAATCCACGCGGACTGGCGAATGTTGAAGCAGCACCGGTTCCAGCGGCTACCGTTGCAGTTCCATATGTTCCAAGAGGAAACGTGACTGCCAACGTTGACAATACCACCTTTGCGATTTGATGCCCAGTCAAAGTAGAAACCCACATATTCCCCGATGTATCCAGCACAAGTCCGGAAGGAGAGATTATTGACGCCTCGGTACCAGTTCCAGCTACATTTGACGCCCGTCCGTTTCCGATCAGGGTTGTGACGATTCCGGCCGGCGATATCTTCCGAACACGGTTATTCGTACCATCGCATATATACATATTTCCCGATGAATCAAAGGTTCCGTCTAAAAGACCGTTAAACAACGCATTGCTCAATCCAATCGACACATTGCCTTGATCTGTGACTGTCATGACGTCCCTAGTGACTGCGTTCGACTGGGCTGACAGGGCCATTGAATATCCCGACCCATCGCCGATGAGCAACCGCGATCCGATGTTGGTGTACACGCGGAGAATGACGACACCGGAACCACCGGCTGCTGCCTGACCTGAGCCGTTACCACTACCGCCACCGCCTCCACCCGTATTTGCAAGTCCAGCCACTGCCCCGGTTGCTGCGTTTGCGCCCAGACCGCCTCCGCCGAGTCCACCTGCGCCCGGTGCTCCGGCATTGTAACACCCGCCGCCGCCGCCGCCAGCATAATAAACATTTGACCCTGTGATGGGAACCGCGAGACCACTTCCTCCAACCCCGGATGTATTTCCATTCGCTAACCCACCGCCGCCACCCGCACCGCCGCCACCGGCACCCGCGTAATTGGTCGCGACGTTTGAAGCACCTGCATACCCTTGACCAATGGCGTTCGCGCCACCCAAAGTTGCAGCGTTTCCACCTCCGCCTCCACCCGACCCTCCCGCAAAGGCATTGGATTGATAGATTCCACCCTGCCCGCCGCCAAGTGCAGTTACATTTCCAAATATTGAACTCGATAAACTTGACGCAGACCCCGCAGTTCCCACGGCACCTCCTGCACCCACCGTCCATGTATACGTTCCCGCCGGAAGCTGAACGCCCTTCGCATACACCAGACCACCCGCACCACCACCACCGCCCTCGCCTGCTGAACCACCACCGCCACCACCCCCCACCACCAAATAATCCACAATCACCGGAGCACCTGCGGAGACTACGAATGTTCCCGTCCCGCTTGTGAAGGAATATACAGTTGCATCGTATGATGCTATCGGTCCAGAGTTCGCACCACCCGTGCCGTTCGTGATACTTCCAATGGTTCCCGTGAATCCGGAGACGATCCACTGCGAGCCGGTCATACCGGTGGGCATGTTCGCTGCACCTCCTAACACTTGGACGGCAGCGTTGACATTCATTGCCGTGCCGGAAAATGTCAGGTTTGGGTTCGCAGTGACGGTGGCTGCGTCCGCACCCGATGTGATAACCTGGTTGGCAACACTGTACCCGTTCACAGAGACTACGCCCTGAGGACCCGTCGCACCCGTGAACCCAGTAGATCCCGTCTGTCCTGTCGGTCCCGTGAACCCCGTGAACCCAGTGGAACCTGTGATTCCCGTCGGACCCGTGAATCCTGTGAATCCTGTGAATCCAGTTGACCCGGTTTGGCCTGTCGACCCTGTCGGTCCCGTGAATCCCGTGCTTCCTGTACGCCCAGTTGGTCCAGAGGACCCTGTGGGTCCCGTGAATCCCGTGCCAGGTGCACCCGTCGGTCCGGTGGATCCTGTGGGTCCCGTGGATCCTGTGGGTCCTGTGAATCCCGTGCCGGGTGGGCCTGTGATGCCTGTGAATCCCGTGAATCCGGTGGATCCTGTGGAGCCAGTGGGGCCTGTGAATCCCGTGAATCCTGTGAATCCTGTTGACCCGGTTTGTCCAGTGGATCCTGTTTGGCCTGTCGGTCCCGTGAATCCCGTGAAGCCGGTGAACCCTGTGGATCCTGTGATTCCTGTGGGTCCCGTGAATCCCGTGAATCCCGTGAATCCTGTCGATCCTGTCTGGCCTGTGGATCCTGTGATTCCTGTCGGTCCTGTGAATCCCGTGAATCCTGTGAATCCTGTCGATCCTGTCTGGCCTGTGGGTCCCGTGGATCCGGTGGGTCCCGTGAATCCCGTGCCCGGTGGACCTGTGAATCCCGTGAATCCCGTGGGTCCAGTTGATCCCGTGAACCCCGTGAATCCCGTGAACCCAGTTGGTCCCGTGAATCCTGTGAATCCTGTTGCACCCGTTGCACCTGTGTTTGCCGCTTGTCCGTTAAGACCGGCAGGCCCGGGAACCGTGCTCGGTGCACCCGGGTCGCCCTTCGGTCCAGTGCATCCAGTGAATCCGGTTGCTCCCGTTGCACCTGTATTTGCCGCGTATCCCGGATCTCCCATGGGTCCAATCTCTCCGGGAGGGCCCGTAAATCCCGTTGGCCCAGTCGTGCCCGTAGGACCCGCCTGACCTTGACTTCCCGGCGGACCTTGTTGTCCCTGTGCACCCGGTGGTGCATAGACAGCGACAAACCCTGTCGGACCTGTCGGACCCGTGAATGACATTGTTCTATCACAATGTAAAAAGTAGTGTATAGAAACCGACAGGCACTTCAAATGTCGTCAACATTCACCTCCGTCTCCTCTGAGAAATCGATTCCATCCTGAACATCTGTCTCCGCACTGGCAGCCTTGAGGAACAGACGCGGGTCTGCGTCCTTGACAATGCTCTTGTACCGAGCAATCTGCACATCTGTGAAGACGGACAGGATGCGATGTGTGGCCATTCCACCCAGTCCCGTCTCCTCAAAGAGAACCACGCTTCCAACGTCAATCCACACATCCTTCTTTCCGCGTCCCCGCATGCCTCCGCGAATCGGAGCTTGAATCAACTTGTCTACGCTGCGTTCCTTGCCCTGAACCGTTTCCTTGACCACGAAGAAGATCTCCATGCGTCCGTCACCCAATCGGCGCATGACACGCCCGACGAATGCGCCGTCAATCTTCTCTTCATCCATCAGATCATCCAGCATCTTGTCGCCGATCTTGTTGTTCATCTTGGTCTTGTTGGACTCGGAGTTACGTTGCGAGCGGTGGCCGGAGCCTCCAGTCATATTGCGGGGCATTTTGAACGGTCTCTTATCCGTTGGCGGGGAAAGGATCCGTTTTACGTCGGCCGAAAACGGATTCTCGTGGGTCACAGAAAAGTCCAAAGCCCGGCTTCCCCACACCATCGACCAAAATGCAGTCTACCATCAACTCCGCACTCACCAACGCCTGCCTTCACCTCAAGCTTCCCGCTGCCTTTGCAGATGCCGTGATTCGCCAGCTTTGGCGGAACCATGCGGCGGAACCCGCGCCGCCCCGCGTTACCAACCTCGAAAAACTGAACCGCCAGCAGGTTCAGAAGCTCGAGGAACTCGCCCACGAGGCCGGCGAGGTCACGGACGACAAGACCCTACACAAGCTGTTCCTCACGCGAATCAATGAGATGGCCCCTGAGCATTTCAAGTCCCTCTCACTGATTGACCACATGCGGCGTTTCCTTGGAATTGACGACGCCCCACCCACCAACGCGGCGGTGGTGGAGGTTCCCTCAGAAGATGACGAAGAGGACCTCGCGGAGGTCAGCTGGCACCTGCGGACCTACGACGTGGGTGTCAAGACGCACCGCGTGTATGAGCTGCGAGGCGGTGTCCACGTCTTCGTGGGCATGCTCGGACTGAATGAGTTCAGGGGCATGGTCATGCCTGAGTTCGAGTGAGACAACAGATTTCGGGTGCGGTCACCTTGTTTGGCGGCCGATTTAACAGAAACGGTCCTACCTCGAATGGGACTGAATGATCATTCACGGTTGCCGTCGCCGCATCGGCAATCACTTTTTCACGTGTGTAGGCGGTATACGCCGCTGCCGTAGGAATGGTATGCGACACCAACACTTGCGAGACAATGAACGTGACTGTCTTTTTGCTTACACCCGCCATAGACTGTGCATACACATCGACAGTAAAGGTGCCTAACTGCACACTCCGACCAGACAGCGTAGCCGTTGCCGGGTCCCAGAGCATACCCGCTGGTGGTGTCGACGCTAAAAAGTAGACAGGCGTATCTCCCCCGGGTGCAGTGGCGGTAAAGACAAGAGAGTCAAACACGACATACTGATACAATCTAAGCAGCGTGATTGTAGGAGAAACAAATGTGGGACCATTCGGAGTCTCACCGATGTACAGCGTGCACACTGGCGGCCCGCCCGTGATGATTGGCGGTGGAAATGTATAGAGTACATCGTTCGGTGTCGAGGTTTGAAACGTCGCAGTTGTCGTCGTCCATGTTGCTCCATCTGCAATGTTTCCAGCGAATGGGTCGTGACGATATACAGTACTCCCCGCAAAGACACACCACGACATGCCATCGAACTGAATCGGACCGAATGTACTTCCCGAGGGAAATCCAACATCAACCCAGGCCATTCCGTTCGACGAGTACTTCACACTCGATACGCTTCCGTTTGACCCAACCGCCAACCAGCCGCCACTTCCACTCACGATCTCTGTTGTGCGTGTTGTAAAGGTATTGGTTCCGTTTGTCCACGAAATACCATTGTCTGTAGAGTACTGAATCGAGACCGCCACTGCATCTCCACCCATAACAAGTGGTTGCGTTGGCACCAATGCTCTCACATTGCGGATGTTTATACTCGGCATCACGCCATCCGTTGCCGGTAGGTCGTAATACCTCAGTACAGTCCCGCCAAGAAAGAATCGCGTGCCGGACGCTCGGAGAACAAATCCACCGTCGTCGATCCGTGGAGAATTAAAGGCACCCAGCGATTGTGGACTCGCCCATCCTGACGGGGTTGAATCACCCGATTGGACCAGTGAAGTGGTGAGTGTTGTCGTGTTTGAGGTGAGTGCAACCCACTTTGATAACGCACTGCTGTATATGCACTGATATACGCCGTCATTGACGTTTGGAACTGTCAACGAGAACGTGGTTGAATTGCTCGACGTAAGCACGTTTGATGTGCCGTCCGCAATCACAAATGTGTTCCCCTGCCACTGAAAGTCTCGCGGAACGTTGGACCCCGGAAGCACATAATAAAAGACGTTCGACGCAACGGACGGGTCCCCGTTAAACTGGGGGTGTGTCACTTCGTAGAACGTAGTGGATGCACTGTTGAGGACGACGCTATTGGGTGTTTCAATACCGGGTCCAAAGATAGGAGTGCCAGCCGGGAGCGGAACCGTGGGTGCATTCGAGGTTATATAGAGAAAGCTGTTCGAGTTGTCACCGCTTAATCTTGTATATCCAACCATCGTATTCGCAGACAGCAACGTAAGGTCCGAGTATCCGAACGCTCCATTGTCGCGACAGACGTAATAGTTCGATCCGGTCCAGCGAAGCGTATAGCGGGTAATTGTCTGTGTGTTCGTCACTCCGAGTCCAAAGACGATGGGAAGTCCGGAGAGAGTTCCGGTCAAGGCGGTATAACTTGGAGGAACGACACTGAGATCCAATGCACCTCCAACCGCTGCCGCCGTCGCAGTGAGACCGTATGTGTAGCACGAGAACGTCACGTTTCCGGTCGGAACGATTCCACTCAGTGTGCGAAGTGTGAGTGGAATGTTCACAGGTGCGGATGGAACGAGGGCATTTGCCACGGAAGCACTTGTCGCAAGCACTTCGTCGGCCAGGACTGTATAGGTGAATCCAGGTGGCGATATAATCGTATCGTATCCATTTGTCGCAGAAAGGCCTGCGAACGTGGTTCCCGATGGCACCACTACGGTAGGCGTTCCTTGCAGCACTCCGGCCGGTGTTACATACAGTCCCGTCGGAATCGCCGCGGTGTTTGTGAAGTAGACAATCGGTGCACTCTTTTTCAGGGCTACGGCCGAGAACTGAATTGGCGTGATTGCGATGTTTTGCCGAAACAGCAGTGTCGAAGGCAGAGCTGAGAATGTGAATGTATCTTTGGTCGTGGTGTATGGGATGTCTACGATAAGAGGCAATGCACCAAGTGTTGTCGCGGTTACTCGCAGGTTCCCTTGGTTAACAAGTGCCGGAATTCCGGAGAGCGTAACCTTTGAACCGTCAAACGCTCCAACAAGACCAGACGGAAGATTCGAAGTGCACGAAATAGATGTGCCGGCGGCCGAGAAGAAGGTTATTGTGATTGGCTGAATAGCAAGACCAAGTGTAAAGTCAGTGGATGGGGCCGCGATTGTCCGAGAAAGCGTGTTGGATGCGACGGTGATGTTCAGTGTTTTCGAATTTGATATGACATTCGCGAATGCGGTGATCACTGCGGACGAAGACCCGATGGTGGCTGGTGTGCCTGAGATGAGACCCGTTACTGAATCGATCTGAAGGCCATCTGGAAGGGCATCCGAAGAATAAGACCCGATAGACCCACTTGGATAGAGCGTAACCGCAGTCACTTGAAGACTGGCCGGTATACCTGCGTAGAACGTAGCATCTGCACGTGTGGGTGCAGTAAAGACAATCACAGTCGCATATGTGAACGCCACAGTCGAAGAGGAGGACAGGCCAATGACCGATGCGGTGATTGTGGATGTCAAGGTTGAATCTGTATTGGATGTTGGCGTTCCACTAAGGACAGCCGATGCACCTGGCAGGGCCCCTGAAACAGTTGAGAGAGTCAGTCCGGGCGGAAGGTTCGTTCCCCTGAACGCAACAGTGCTAGACGATGCGGTGAGCGGATACGCGGTGATGCTAAACACAGGGCTAGGTGCAAATGGAGTTCCTATCGTCAAAATTGCCGAGGTGGAGCTGGCGGTCAGAACAATTCGCTGTCCAAGCACCTGGATTGGCAGGAGCGTCGATACGATGGCACCTGTTGTGTAATTCGAACCAATGAACAGATACGAAGTGCTTGGCGTGGTCAGAGTGGGTGTTCCTGAGAGGACCCATGTAGTTGCGTTCGAGTATGTGAACCGCAGGCCGGGAGGCAGAGTTGGACTGACAAACCCCCCGTTCGGGTTCGTTATTGTCACCGAGGACGTAAACGTGTACATGACAGGTTCACCCTGATACAGGACGAGCGATGTCGTGGGTGGAGCAATTTGGAAACGCCCCGCCGCGATGAGAAACGTATAAGGGACAGTGCCTGCGGTGCTTGTAATCGCAAGCGTCTCGCCGAACGGTGACCCCGTCGACTGAAACCCATTCACTGCATAAAAGACAACGTTTGATGTGCTGGCAACACAATAGGTTGCCAGTGTGCCAGCCACTGTAAAATTCGAGCCGCCCGTGAAGGTATACGCGAAGGGCTCGTATTTGTAAAAGGTTGTATTTGTTGCGAGCGATGGGGTCACTGTGATGGACATCCCCTCTTACTTAGTATCAGGAACAGCTTTCACTAACTTCTTGCGTTTCGGTTTAGGGGCCGGAGCCGGAGCCTCCACCGTCGGCGGGACCGTACTCAACTCCGTGAACTTCTGTTGGGCCACTTCCATCGTCAGGTCGCGGTACACCATATCGAGTTTCAATTTCAAAAGGTTGGAGTTGGCTTCCATACTCTTCATTGCGAACCTTTCGCGTCGCAGAATACCAGACAGTGGGCGTAAAGGGAATGCGCTTTTCCTCTGGTTTTTGTGCATTCAATTCGTATTGAACCGAGAGAAACCACCCGAATCCACCCAGAACAAGAACGAGAATTACGGTGCTGAAGACGAGTGAGGTTGACTGAACAATCTCGGAACGACGGGCAAGGAGAGCGTCTTCAATTGCTTGCATTGCTCAAACGAGGGAATCCATACAACGCGAAGAAACGACAAGGCACTCCGAACCCATGGATCGCTCGCACAGGAACACACGCGAATCCTGTCGGGGTGAACAGCTACGGACCTGACGACATTGTGCATGTCGCGGCGTGACATCTCAAACAAGCAGAGTTCCTGTGAGCCAGTGTATCGAAGAAGAGACGGGTCCATTAAGCAGACGACTGTAAGCTCTGTGTATACGGGTTGCTTTTATATGCATCCAACAAACCGGGAACGGTGACACGGTCAATCTGGACACTCTGGCCCACCGGCTCGTCATACTTGACCGAGCCTTGGAGCGAGGCTTGGGGAGCCTGTCCACCACGCCCAACAAGAGGCGTCTCGAAGCTCCGGTAGTTGACGTGAGTACTCTCGTCGCGGTGTGTCTGGACCGTGTACGCCTCGGGTCCAGAGTTGACACCCATGCCTCCAACCGGGCCACCCGGAGCTGCACGTCCTTCGGTGGTCAGCTTCATGAACTGCTGATACGGCTCCGTGAACGATCGAATATACGACTCGTATCCACCCGTGCTTTTACCCACACCACCCATGAACTGTGCCGCCGTCTCCGGACGGTTCTGGCTCTTCATCACGAACTCAGGGTAAATCGACGCAGCCATCTGCTGTCCGGTTGTGGTGTTCAAGTGCGGCAGCGAACCGTCGGCTGCCTGCAAGATCTGGAAACGGTCAGGCTTGTTCTTCTTGACCGGAGCTTGGAGACCCATCTCCTTGACGTTGCGACCGCCGGGAACAGGGTCGGCGTGGTATGTGAGCTTCGGCTTGGTTGCCACACGAATCTCATCCGTGGTCTTGGGAAGCTGGTATTCACGTGACTCGATGCCCTGGTTAAGACCACCTGACGGGAGGTTCGTATATCCGTCATTGATACCCGGTCCAACCTGCACGCGGTCAATCGGAGCAACGTTCTTCATCGCCATGCTCGTCACCTGACGAGACCGCTCAAACTCCGTCTCCACCGGTGCCTTCCAAGGATTCCCACGACCCGCCTCAGGCTCGAAGAACGCCGCCGCCTCCTCCTTACGAAAGAAGGTATTGGCACCCATGCCAGTGTACTTGTCGAGCAGACTCTCGTGACCATCTGAAAAGGTTGTCTGCGTCCGATTCGCTCCGAAGAAGGGAACCATGTTGTTGTGTCCAGTCACCGCCTGCACAACCGCCACTTCCATCTCACTGAGTGGTGTATATAACTCTTTGCCGACAATGGCGTCCGATGCAGGTGCATCGCGTCGCTTCTTCGGGGTAGCCAACGCATACCCGAGGGCCGCGAGACCCATGAGTAGAACAACGTCCATTTACGTATCTGAGCGGAGTTTATTTCGTGTGTTTATACTTTTCCTGTCGTGCAGACTGATCGGCTTCAAACGGTTTCACTGCGTGGGCCTGTGGACGGAACAACAGCCACACAAACCGGTTCAGCTCCTGGCCCGCGGTCGGAGGCACTGTCACTTGTTGTTGGGTTGATGCTTTTGTGAACTTCGTAAGGGAGGGCTGTGTCGTGTCCATTGTTTTCTGTCCTAGAAACAATTGGATGGCCGAGTTCATCGTGCCAGCATTGGCATTTGCAGCCGTGGGTGCGGTGACATTGGCCTGGACAGGGCAACCCATTCCGAATATCAGCGAGATGATACCGTTTCTGTTTCCCAAGGAGATCTGGGATCCCTTGTTGGAGTGGATGTGGCCCGGGTTCTCCTTCGCCTTCATCATGGCGTGGATCGTTGGAATCACATATGCCATCATCTTCTACGCTGAGAAGACGTGGCGTATTCCAGGTGCATGGAATCCATGGGTTCTCTTTTGGATCGTTGTCACGTTGTTTGTCCTCTTCTTGCTGATTGCGTGGTACATCAGTCCGATCAAGATCTTTGGAGTCGAGATTATGAGCACCACGCCAAACACCTGCACAGGTCAGAAGAGTTCGTTGGAAGCGGGAATGTGCTACAACAACTGCAAGCCGGGATACCACGGATCCATGACATCCTGTTATGCGGATAGCGTGAACATTGGAGCAGGAACTCCGGTGGGTCTCGAGTCCTGTCGCGAGGGGTATCGAACGGAGGGTTTGGTGTGTAGTAACATCCGTTGGGATGGTTGCAAGTACAACACTGTCATCGGATGTATCGGTGGCTTGGTGGGCGACATGTATGGACGTCTCGACGGAGGTGGCGTGTGTCCCGGCCCATCGGACTTTGGTGGTGATTTTGATACAGAGTACAGGAACTGGAAGAGGGCGAAAGATAAGGGTGACCCGGTTGTCGACCCGGTCACTAGCAAAACAGAGACGGCCGCACAAGCCGCCGCGGCCAATCACAAGACGCCCGAAGACATTGCACTCATCGGAAAGGACAAACACACGCATAAGATTGATGGACTGTGCTACAAGGAATGCCCTCCCGAGTATCCCGTGAGCATGCCTGGCTTCCCATACTTATGCTACAAGGGTGGTCCTCTGTTATACGACCGCGGTGTCGGCGACCCGCCTCGTCTGTTCCGCCTGTTCGGCAAGTATGCGTTCCCGCCGTTTAGTTGAGCGAAAACGGTATGAGATTGGGATCAAAATAGCCGCCCTCTCCAACTATAATTTGTTTACGTAGACCTCTTCCGAGCTGGTAAAGAATTTTACACTGTTTGCCGCTGCCTTGTGCGGGGTCGCCGAAGGTGCCGTTGTTGCACCAGAACCCCTGACCACTACGTAAGGCTGCATCGACAGCTGGTTTGATATCAGTTGTCCGGTTTCCTGCACCGTATGTGGCATCCCAGATTTTTGGAGGTATAGGTGTCGCGTCCATCTGAGCGTAGTCTGCCGCTGTCTTGGCAGCAGCAGCCGCAGACGCAGCGCCTGTCGCAATTGACTTTACTGCGTCAAGGGCCGCCGGTTGGACCGCAGAATCTGCCTTGGCCTTGGCCGCGGTTGCAGTTGTTGCCGCGGCGGTCACGCGTGCACTGTCTGCGGCGGTAAGCGTGCCTTCAGCTCCCTTCGGACCTGTCGGTCCACGCACTGTGCTTGCAGCTCCCTCGGGTCCGGCGGGTCCAGTCGCTCCAGCAGCTCCGCCGGGTCCAGCGGGTCCAACGGCTCCGGAAGGTCCAGCCGGTCCCGGCGGGCCAGGGTCGCCCGGTTCACCGCGGAGTCCATACGGAGACCCAAGAGGCAGACCAACATTCGCAATGGTCTGACCCGGCATGGCCTCCATGAAGGGATCAAACTTCTCACGCATAGCGAAATGTTCCGTTGTCACCTGGTTGATGAGCTTTTTTCCAGCAGACACGGCATCCGTCGCCGGTGCCGTTCCGTACCCCGACCAGGTCGAGCGAGAATACGGGTCGAGGTTGAATGACTTGATCATCGTCTTGAACTTGGCTACGGCTGAATTGAAGACCGACGGGTCCGTTCCGGGGAGGGGAGTGGGCAGCTTGACATTGCCCTGCGGCTTGATTCCGTAGCAGTTGACGCCGAATTTAGACGACGGGTCAAAGTATCCGCCGTTCACGCCCGGGCGTCCGCATGCAGTCTTCTTTGCCTGGTCAACCTCCTGCTGGAGAGCGTCCCATGTGCCCTTTTGCGTCGGGTACAACGCCATGCCGCCCGCAGACCAACCGTATCCACACCACTCGGCACCGTGATTGTATGCGTCGATGATCTGTTCAAGAGTTGCAAGCTGCGAGTCGTAGGCTGCACACACGGCCTGTGCATCGTCGTATGTGAACTTGTTGTCCGCAATGTGGAACACTTCGCTGCCTACGATATTCACATTTGTCAATGAAGACGTCGCAGACCCAACCGGTTGGACAACCGGAGGTGAAAGAATGTCAGCCGTTACAAACCCGTAGACGTTCAGAAGGAATCCAACCATTGCGAAGAGAACCCACAGCACGCCAACTGCGAGAATCGAACCAGTCGACAAGAGGACAAAAAAAGTTAAGACCAGGCCCCCGGCAAGAAGCGAGGGGATTAGATAGGAGTTGTCAGCCATCTTCTTGCTTATTCTTTGAGGCGATAATAGAATAACAGCCGCATATGGTCAGACAAGGGGAAGTGTTCTGGGCCATGATTGCGAAGAGAGGAGTCGTCGTATTCCGTCCACGGCTTGCCCGGCGGCATATCCCGTCCGTATGTCCACCAGTGTCCGCCATTGAAACACACCACTGCAAACAGTGCATATCGATATCCATTGAGAACCAGGATTGTCGAATACGACACCGATGTATTCAGCGAGGTGACATGAAACGTGAACACCTGTGGAAACGACGCCATTAGCAACTGCTTCGTGCATCCCTTGTTCTTGCACTTCTCGCACGTCCAGTCGGGAATCTTCACCGGTGTCACAGCGTCCACAACGCAATCCGTCAAGCTCTGCTTGCGTTGTATGGGCGTCACCGAGAACTCGATAAGCGAGTCGTTACGCGTATCGGTGTATGGACACGACGCACATTTGATTGTGTTTCCGATTTTGAAGCGACACAACTTGTCGAGAAAGGGAAGTTTGTCGCAGAGAAATTCGAGAAGCTCGTGAGAATCGCCAATGCCTTCGCCGGCCGGCATGACAACTGTCCGCACACACTCGTACAATCCCTTCAATCCCTCGTCTCCTTTGCTTGCCCAGATTTCTTGAAGTGCCTTATCGACGGGAGATGAATCCAGAGCCGCATCTGCGATGTAGCGTGTCTGGACATCTGGAATTCGAAATACAGCTTGAAGTGTAGCATTGACCCAGCATGAGCCACGTTGGTTTCTGAGTCCGAAGGATGTCATCTTATGACTGGAATACAGAGAAATCACTCAGAAATGGAACGGGGTCCGTTTTCTGCGAGCCGTTTGCGATGGAGTATGAGCTTGACTGCATGTATGATGTTGGAAACAAGTCCTGGTCACCAGGAACCCGCGACGTGACTGCATATTTATTCGAGGGGTCTGAACCGGTTGTATGGGACTCGGGCATCATGTACCTGTTCTCAGTGTTCGTTGCCGCTGGATCGGGTCCATATAACGCAGGTGCGGGCTGCGAGGACGACTGTGCGGATGTAATTGGGCGTGCACCGACTCCGCCTGATCTAGGCCCCTCCACCGGGAGTTTCTTCCCTCCCAGTGATGGGGGAATCGACGACCCAGGCCAGAAATCATACGGGTCCAGACGGCCCTCAGTTGGCGGAGGATGGGCATAGGTGCTGCCCGTTAACGTTGCCGCTGCATTCATGCCGGTTCCCTGACCGTTCCCCGCAGTCCCCGAGAAGGGGCCGTTGGAACCAAATACGGGTCCGACACTTGGGCGGGCGGCTTCGACTTCGCCCGCAGCACCTCGTGCATTGATGGCGGTGGGAAGTGGGCCTTGGTTGGTATCCTGAATGTCATTCGGATTGTATCCGCGAGCAGCCGCAGCACCGGCCGATGCGGTTTGTGCGGCGGAGTCTGACCAACCGTTGGGATTGTTATACCGAGCCTGTAGTTCGGCACTAGCATATGTATTGAGTTCACCATTGGCCACGCCATGGGTCTGTGTTACGAAATATGCCACAAGCAGTGCCTTCACGTCGTCCTTGTTCGCAGTCAGAAATGGCGTCATCGGATACGTGGAGAGGAACGTGTCCACATCTGACGTCTTGATGCCGTCGGTGGCATTTGACCGTTGATAGACCGTCAAGTAAAACGCAACCATGATGTCGTTGATATCTCCACGCAGCAGCACCATCGCACCCGAACCTGTCGTGGGGTCGGCGGGACACTGTTTCATTGGTTTGCTGACGGTGGGGCATGAGGTTTTGGGCTTCGCATCTTGGAGTGCCTTAATCAATGTCGCAGGCATGAGTCGGATCACTTGTTCAGCTGATGACCCAATGAACTTATCCGAACCGGTTCCATCGAGAGTATAGATACCCTTGATGTCGTTGGTGTCCTGGAAGCGTTCGCGCTGTGTGAGAATGAACCATAAGAGAACTGCGAGCAGTCCGAGCAGAACCCACTTCCTCATTATCCCTAACTCACATGATGTTTTCGGCACATGGGCAGACAGATGCGGGGCGTGGTCCTTTCCATAGCATTGACCCATCGTCCCATTGACCCGGTTTGTTGGGCGTCGACTGCTGTACCGGTGCATAATCGCCCTCGGAGAACCGAGTGGACGGAGAAGGGTTTGCTCCGGAGTAGCCAGCCTCCGCTCGTGTGCGAAGTTCGTCGCGACCCATGTCAGGAGCCAGATTCGCGTTGGAGGGTTTGAACATCTGCGTTTTCTCTTCACGCGAAGCCGCCGTTCCACTCCGGTCAATGTGGAATCCGTCAATGATGATTCTCTTCACCGACGCCCGATCAACACCGGAAACGGTCCCCGCCGACGAGGCTAAGAATGTATCCACTTGGGCTTCGGTCGGTTTTGTCCCCGAAGGGGTGTATACGCTGTCAAAGAACGCTTGAAGAACTGCGAGATAGTCGCTTGCTTTGTATCCATTCGGTGCAGCTGCATCCATCTTGCTCTTCCATGCATTGCTCACGGCCAAGGTGCAGCCAGTTGGACACACTTCGTTTGTGCATGCACACGGACGCTTTACCACTTGGTCGGGGTCAACGAAGTACTCTGTCGTTTGCAGAGCCAAGGCCGAAAGAAGAAGCCCCACGATAAGTGCGAGCAATGCCCACTTCATTGTATTGAGCAAATATCGTTTGTCGGAGCGGGTGCGGGTGCTGGCTGCGGCTGGGGCTGGGCCTTCTTCTCACGAAGATTCGCGGGCTGTGCGGAATCTTCCACAAAGACTCCCTGCTTCACGGCGTCCTCGGATGCGTTCACGCCTTCCCATTGGTCGGACATTGCATCAAACCTGGCCTGCGTCTCTTCGTCGCGAGGCTTGAATTCCAGAAACCCGGTCGGAACGGTGTTCTGTCCAGCGTTTGACTTGACATATGGAGACGGACGAATCGGGCGACATCCAAGTGCTTCCTGATACTGCTGAAACTGACCCAACGTCTCAAACGTTCGCATCTCACCTGTGCTGCGTGAAATACCAACCCATGTCTTGTTCGGCTTTTGATTCAACTCATCGAGGCACGCCATTTTCTAGTGGGTGATATAAATAGATGGCATTTCAAGGCGTTCGCAAGCCAGCGGGGGACATTGATATGCCCGGTGGTGCCAACCTCAAACGTCGGCCGCTCCTTGTTCTCTTCTACATGGACGGTTGCTCGCATTGCATAGCGAACAAGCCGATGTGGGATGAGATGAAAAGAAAGTATAGTCACATTCCGGTGGAGGAGATTGAGTCAGCGAATGTTCCTTACGACGAACACATCTCTGGGTTTCCGACAATGAAATACAAGCCGGCTCGCGGTCGGGAGCGTGTGATCACGGGTCAGCAGGCATCATCGGCTGAGATCGCTCGGAAGCTCGGACTGGTTGGTCGGAACACCCGGCGTAGTTCCCGTCGGCTGAGTCGTCACACTCGTCGCCGGCGTTCGCGGCATTGAACCCTTTGCCACCGCATACCCCTCGTTCAGAACCTTGCCTGATGCCGCACCTTTTCCGAGGAATTCAAGCAGTCCTGCGTGGTCATCTTCTGGCACCGTGTAGAAATTACGCTGGGCTGTCATTGCCTGAAAGATATCGGTCGTGTCCATGTACATGTTCGAGGTCTGGGCGAACTGCTTGTTGACTTGATCGCGAACCTCCCGGTCTGTGGGGTCAGCCGCAGGCTTGCGCTTCGGGTTCTCGTTGATATCAATCAGAGTGGGGTTCATGAACGGATTGTCTTGGGTTGGCATCGTGAGACCCTCTCCCGTGAACGAACTCACCGCCGTTCCCATGCGAAACGGCTCGGTCATTCGCTTTGTGTTTGGGTAGAGCTGGTGAAGTGCCACGGTAATCCCCATGACAACCGGAACATACACAAAGTACTTCACATCCATCGAACATGCAAACAGCAGAATACTAAGATACACTGTAAAGCGAACCACCGAATTCAATGCATCGTCCACAGTCATACCCGCGGTTGGCACAAATGCGAACCACGTGTCGGACCGGAACAGAACACTCGGATCGGAAAACCAGAACATCACTCTTATCTTCACTTGCGACCTTTTTCGTGGAGTTTACGCTGGAGACGAGCTTGCATGCGAGCACGGCGAGCCTCCGGAGAGTTTGACATGATTTGCTGCGATGTGTTTCCCGTGGCGGGTCCCTCGCGACCCACGCCCACCATCTCGTTCATGTACTTGCCGAAGCTAGACTGAAACTTGGCTTTGAGAGTCTCAATCTCGCGAACCAACTCTTGCTGGTTAATCTTGCCAGACTTGATTCGATCCTCGAGCATGGTCTTGACCTGTTCCATGATGTGCCGAACCGCCTGACTACGCTCCGGATGTTGAAGAGCCTCGAGGATCTCCTCCGGACGCTCAAAGTCAATCCCGATATCATCCAGCTTGATCGACGCGGCAATGTCGCCGACAATGGATGCCAGACGTGTCTTCATGAGCAACTCAAAAATCTCCGAGATTGCCGAGCTTGTCTCCTCTGTCCCGAGAGTCTTGAGAATCTCATCGGTGTCGCGGTGGGTGGCCGGCAGCACATGCTTCATCGCTTCCATCACTTGGGAGACCTTCTCCTTTGGGTCTCCTCGCAAGAACGAGAAGAGCAGAGTCATATGAAGAGCCTTCCAGGTCTCCTCGGATTCAACCCACGCCGTGCGAATGTCCACGCCTTCGAGCGGCTGGGGTGCATCGGGGCTGCGAAACAGTGATGCGTCACGGTGCATGATCTTCATTCCATGGGGAGTCAGCACGTCTGTCAGACGAGTGTACACTTCGTCCGACGCACGGGGAAAATTGATGTCGGGGTGCTTATCCTTCAAGCACTTGATGAAGGCACGAAGGTGTTCCATTGTTGTTACATAGAACTCTTATTTCCAAAGCGGGACGCGAACCCCTTCTTGTCCATCTCGGTGAGGCAGATACAACCCACATCCGAGGAGAAGGGCGAGGGGCAGCAATCGGGGCCAACCTTGTTGTTCATGAACTGCCCAATTGCATTGTCGTCGGCAACGTCATACGGCAGTGAAGGCACGGACTTGGCTTCGCTGCCAAGGATGGGCGACGTGCCATTGTACGGAGAGATGCTCCCGGCCGCCACCGTGTCCAGCGGAGCGGGGTTGTCAGACGGCATCCTGAACGTCTCGACTCCGCCGGTCATATCGGTATATTTAAGCATGAAGCCCACGACAGCAGCAGCAAGGAAAAAGGCAACAACGACCGGTGTACGCAGCATTACTTGATGCCCGGAAAAAAACGGATTCCGGCGAGGGCAGCTGAGAGGAAGGCACCATGGATTCTATGTCTCTCGTCGAACTTAAGCAGCTGGCCAAGCAGCGTCGCATCAAGCAGTACTACATTCTCAAGCGTGTTCAGTTGATCCAATTGTTGAGTCTTCCCGAGCTTCCGAGGTCCTTCGTGATTGAGAAGATGACCATTAACCAGCTTCGCGAAGAGGCAAAGCGAAAGGGTGTGCGTGGATTTTGGAGCCTTCGTCGCGAGCAGTTGGTCGGTCTTCTGTTTCCAGCGGATTCCGGAAATTTGTCTGACGAGATGAATAAAGTATGAAGCTCTCTTCCCAGAAAGTCCTTCGCCTCGGGGTTGTCCTTGTTGGCTTCGTTGTTGTCTATTCTCTCTTTTCATCGTACTCGGGCGGCAAGGGTGCCGTTGGCGAGAAGCTCTGGGTTGAAGAGCATGGCGGCACGGGTCCCATGCCTCCGCAGTCGGACCAGGGTCCCATGTCGGTCGCGACCTCGGTCGTGGGGGGCAACGCCGTGGCAGTTGACGATATGCAGGGACGCACGCCGTCGTCGCAGCAGACATACACTCAGAACGTGCTGTCTTCCAGTGAGCTGCTTCCCAAGGGCGAGATCGGTGCCTCGTGGGCCGCCGTGAACCCCGTCGCCAGCAAGGACCTCGATGGTCAGAACTTCCTCCAGGCCGGATACCACGCGAATATCAACATCATCGGTATCGCCCAGACGAACCGGAACCCGACCTACGACATCCGCTCGGAGACGCCGAACCCGCAGTCCAAGGTGGGTCCGTTCCTCCAGACGACGATCGACCCCGACCCTTTCCGTGCCAACCGCTCGCTGGACGGACTCCAGGGTTAAACTCGCAGCACTAGACAATGTTGTCGGTCGCCGCCGCTGTCGTAGGTGCCGCCGTCTTTTCGCAGTTCATCGGCCCTGAAAATTCGGTTCGCATGACAGGTCCAGATGGACATGAGTATGACATGCAGAACTTACCCAATAAAGAGGAGGCCGTCAAGCTCATGTCAAGAATCCGAGCGAATCTTACCAAACTACGAGACAATTACGCAGCTGAACCGGCCTTAATGAACGATCCGCCGGTTGCTCGTTTTGTCGCACGGTATCAGCCCGATGTGTTCTCTGAGAATTCAATGTCGTCCGCGGACACATCGTATTCTGAGAACAAGGGACAGCGAATTGTGGTCTGTTTACGCGACAAGACCAAGTCGCCGCAGTATCCGTTGATTGACATGAACACCATCATGTTTGTGATGCTCCACGAGATGGCACACTTGATGACCGAAACGATTGGACACACATCGGAATTCTGGGGAAACTTTAAGCGAATTCTGCATGATGCCGTCAAGGTAGGGATCTACACGCCCGTCAATTACGCCCACCGGCCAACCCCATATTGTGGCATGGTCATTTCGGACTCACCGCTGTAAGCGTCGCCGCCAGAAAACCTAACCCATTTATAATGTCGAAGACTGTCCCCGTCGCAGGAACAGCATCGAGTGTGACGTTCTTTGAGGACGATACACTGGAGGCTGTGCGTCAACATATCGCGGTTGCGGTCAACTCTCACCCTGACCGCCTTTTTATTGAGGTCAATGTCCATCTGCCCGAGGACCATTACGAAGACCCCCGCCACTGGGATGCACTGTTTTTGCGTATGTCTGTCGACGGAGTTCGCATCGACACCAGCTTGTTCAAGGCATACTTGGAACAGCACCGACCGGGAACACGCGTGAAGGAAGGGCCGTGGTCTCGCGAAGATTGGAACAGCTACCCCGATGCACTCTCAGAGCTGAGTTCACCGGGTGCGGGCTTTTCGGAGTGGCGTGTGTTTGGTGTAACGGGTGACCGCTCAATTGTGCTTCCACTTCCCGCGAAGGATCTCAATGCACTGCCGGCCACCCGCATTCCCATTGGTAACCTGCAACTGCTGTTTGAGACGCTGTACACGGACGTCGTATCCTTTCGGGCCACTGAGGTGGCAGCAGATACCTCTCCGGCTGTGAAACGCGTATATTACCCACTCTTTCGCGAAGACACGCCTAATCGGCTGACGGACTCTGCTATTCGGTCTCTCCGGACCAATGCGGATCAGCTTACGAAACTTCTTGCACTGTCTACGCCCGAGCCGAAGCACGTAGCGATTCTCCGTGCAAAATGGTATATTCCCCTGGTGTCAACCGTTCTTCCTTCGCCTCGTGCACAGTTTGAGCAAATGTTCTACGGACTCACGCTTTCACCGCAGACACCGTATGTTGGATTTTTCACCTCGAAGCAGGAGAAGATTCGTCACAAGTTTTATGTGAAGGACCCAAAGAACAAGGTTCCGTCTGTGGATGTGGCCATGTGGAAAGCCTGGACATCGACCTCGCTCCCCCAGCGTCGTCTGCCTACGCTTCTGCTGTATCGCGGAACGTCTCGCACCTCGTTCGACAGAATTGCCATTACATCGCGTGATATTCAATGCACCATTGTTCGGGGCAAGGATGCGAAGGGAGATTTGGATGAGATTCGGCTCGACGTCTACGACTGGATGAAGTCCATGGACGCAATCACGCCGTTCATTGAGGGGGAAGACATGGCGGTCAGTCGGTGGGAACTCCAAGACCTGAGCTTGCTGGGAACATATGGCAAAGATATTTCCGAGTTCGATTTACGTCGTTTTTCGTGTCTCCAATCGCTGTTCAGCTATCAGGACGGGACGTTCCGGTTGATGCGTGCGGATCGGCTTGCCGAGAATTTTACGCCTCTCGAAGTGCAGGCGTTTCAGGCATTACAAGACGCAGAACAGCCCGGTGTAAACACGCTAACCGAAATCGGCATGACGCAGGATGACGCGGAGGCACTGTTTACCAAGTTTGTCAATCTCGGAGACGACCTGGACTTGGACCGTGTGCTAAAAGGGTTTCCCACCATTCGCTTTTCGAACAAGGAAGTGATTCTCTCGGCAGTGACGACGGTCGGCCGGGCAATGAAGTATGCGAGCATTCTACGTCATGTTCTCTCGTCGGATGACGCGGATGTGAATGCAGCGTGTCCTCGCCGCGTCGAGGCCGTGGAAGCAGCCGCGGCAGTTCCGCAACAGGTGGCTGTGCATGCGGGCGAATTTGACGCGGACGACGATCTGTTCGCAGAACTCGGGCTAAACAATGCCCCACCTCCCGAGGCTCCGGCCCCCGCCGAAGCCGCTCCACCTGAACCGGGGAAGAAACGTGTGCGTGTAGCGGACAAGACCGTGTCGACATACAATTACTTCAACAAGCGGCTCCAGGCCTTTGACTCCACCACGTTTGACAGTGCAATCTATCCCAAGAGCTGCGACAAGAACAAGCAGGTTGTTGTCCTCACCGCCGACGACGAGGCCAGGCTTCCACCGGAATACAATCCTCGCAACTATCCCGAGACCGCGAAACAGACCAAGGTCAAGGAAGCGAACAAGGAAAAGGAAGGCATCGACGAGTACAATGTCCACCTGATTCCACTCACATCCGGAGATGGCAAGGAAGGTATTGCGACATGTCCGCAGTACTGGTGCATGACCGACCAACTTCCTCTTCGCGAGGACCAGCTGGTTGAAAACACGTGTCCCCTCTGCAAGGGCAAAGTTCGCTCGGGCAAGGAAGAGGATGTCGTGGAGTTTTCGGTCATCAAGCGTGACCAGGCATCGGTGTTTCCGAATTACATCGGAACAATCAAGGACAAACAGATTCCTTGCTGCTACAAGGTGGAACATCCATTCAAGGAGCTTCTCGTTCCAAAGTCGGAGAAGACGGACGACTCATATATTCTCAGCTCAGCCAAGACACCGGCCATGCGAATGGGATACCTTGCCGAGGGTCTGGCCGCATCGCTTCGTGTTCCGGTTGGATATGAAAAGTCAATCAAGAAAAGTCGATTGGATGCGGGGAAGGCCGATTTCTTTCGCGTGGGACTCGGTCGCCCGAGCAAGACAATTCCTCACTTTCTGGGTGGTGGCACGGTTCCTGAACCCAAGGACGCAGCTAAAAATGTCATGCTGTGTTCCTTTGCACGCACGTGGACAGAGATGGGCGAAGGAGACACGCCAGTGGACCGCATTGTTGCTGGAATCCAAACGGCCTACAAGGAAGGCCGTCTGACGATTCTTGATGAACTCGAATATGTGACCTCAATTCTTCGCTGTGCGGTGATTCGAGTGAACTCAACAACATCCTCTGTGCTTTGCGGGTTCTGGTCTGAGACCGTCAGCCCTCGCGAACGCACAATTGTGTTGATTGACGACGACATCCTCGCTCACGTCGCTCGCGGAACAGACAAGACAAAGGGGTTTGCGAAGTATACATACACGATCAACATCCGAGATCCGAAGTTTCCAAAGACGGCAACGGCGGCAATCACGGCTCTGCATTCGCGTGCATGTGTATCGGATCGTCCTCGATTGGCGGATGCACTCCAAGAAGTACGTGCCAAAGGACAGGACTTTCAGGTCGTGTTAGATCCGTTCAATCGTGTACAGGCCGTGTTTGTTCCAACCGTGGTCGTGTTGCCCATTCAACCCTCGCCATATGAAGAATTGAGCGGAGTCCATGCTCGGTCCGGGTATGCAGATATTCGGCCAGAAGAACTCCCAACCCGTGCAGCACTTCGCACCTTTCTCGATGGAACAACGCACAAGGGATTCAAATGGGTGGAGGACCTACGCGACGTTGAGGGCCGAGTTGTTGAATCGTTGCTGGCGTCCGAGTTTCGAGCGCCGTTTCAACCGGAAGCGGCAGGCCCAGGTGACGCGAAGGAAGTGTTGGCGACCATGATGAGGACACCCGAGGGGGTGTTGGTCGATGGAAACCCGAATTCAGATGATGTGTTGCGGGCGGATTCTATTTCTTACCAGTCCGAGGTGTTTGAGTTTCTGCTGTTTTCGCTTTCAAAGGACATTCAAACGTCCGAGTACTCGGGACTGCGTGAAGCCGTCGCGACACGTGGAGCCAATCTGTTCAAGCAACTCACGGCGTGGCTCAAGAAGGAAGCCCACTGGGACGCCACGCAAGGTCCACGCGCATTCGTGAACAAGGTGCGGACACCGTGTGGACAGTTCCAACAAAAGGACGCGTGTAATGCGTCGTCCTTGTGTGGGTGGAAAGGCAGTGTATGTAAAATCAAGGTCGACTCGTCGGTTGACCGCACTCAGATTCTACGGCGGTTAACCAAGACGCTGGTTGAGAATGACAAGCAACGTGCATTGGTGCTGGACGAGCGGTTGTCGCCCTTCTTCAGCACGGTCTTGTATATGGAGATGCCTCACGAGTTGATTACGACTAACCCATGAAGACGCCGTACGCGATCAAAGCGGCCGTCGAAAGCATGACGTACGCGTGTGTATTTTTGCTTGCGTCCTTCGAGGACAGGAGCATCTGAACGTGCGATCCAACAATAATCAGCAGACCCAAAAGAACAGCCCAGGTATGCATTGATTTGACGCAAGAGATTTAGCGCCTACCGGCGACGGCTCGGAGGAGCCTACCGGCGACGAGTGGAGCGGGACTTGCGGTGGCGACGACGGGTACGGCCGCCCGTCTTCTCCGGGCGATGCTTGTGAGGCTTCGGAGTCTGTTTTGACGTGGGAACACTGTCATTCACTTCAAGGTCATGTAGATGCTTCCACGCCTTGTCAGCGCCATGGTACGCCTCTGCCATAGATCTGCCCTTCTTTATATTTTTCTCGGCACGTTCCATCGCATCTTCATATACACGCTTAGCAGCGTCTATCTTAACTCCAGCGGCGAGGTGGTGTTCGTGGGGCATTTATACTGTAGACACTAAAAATCACCTGGGGTTCCAGGGTATTTTTATTGTGTATGTTTGGTTCAGGGGTCTATGTCGTCGGAGATTCCTCTTCACGCCTTCGGGGCAGTCTTGAGGAAGTGCACCTTGAGGAACGACTGGAGGTTCAGGTACGTCACCTCATCCTTGTCCGAAACGCGCAGGAGCTTGGCCAGAACCGAGTTCGGCACGATGCGGCGCTTGAACGTCGGGTCGAAGCAGCTGTGCTCCTTCACGTAGTTCGAGATGAACTTGGTGACCTCCGTCTGCGAACGCTTCTCGCCCGACTTGAGGCCCATGAAGGCGCAGAGCTCATCCGTCAGGGGACGCTGAACGAGAAAAGCATTGTTGGCGCGGCGGGCCTCCCACGTCTTACGCTCCTCCGGCGTCATGTCCGCCGGGTTCTTCTTCTTCTTCTTCTTGATCTCGCGAGCCTCGCGCTTGGTCGCCTTGATGGCATCGGACACGCTCTTGGTCGCCTCGCGAACACGTGTCGTCAGCTCCGTAGACAGCGCCTTGAGCTTCTCAGCCAGGCCAGCCAGGATCACATCCGAGCTCTCCGTCGCCTCAACAGCCGCCGGGGCAGACGGCGTCTCAACCGTCGGCACGGTGAGGACAGCCTTGGAGGGGGCGGCCGGCTTCTCGGCCTTGACCGCCTTCGCCTTGACGGCCTTGACGGGGGCAGCCGGCGGCGCGGCGGCAACGGGGGCGGGGGCGGCGACGACCTTCGGGGCAGCATCGGACTTCTTAGCGGGCATCTTGTTTGCCTTAACGGAAGCAGAAGAAGAGGACATTTCTAACGCACTGGTATACTCTTACCTCCGGCGGTCATGTAAACCGCTTCTTTGAGAAAATCGGGCAGGAGACGTTTTGTGTAGACCAACAAACGCACCTTGGCTCCGATGTAATAGTTTCGATACGCGACAATTGGGTCAGGATGCTTGAATTCGTCGGGCATGGCGAGTCGAGGCAGCGTCCATCCAATGTCCACCAGGCCAGCGGGTGAATGGGTATACAGCCACTCCAAATGTGCCTGCGTCTTGTGGACCTTGCCGTATCGGTGGGTAAACTCGGCACACAAGGCCAACCCAAGGCGACAGAGCCAGGTGTAATTGGCCAGCGATTCGCGAATCCAGCGAGAGGACGGGTGATTGGGGTGGGTTTTGCGGTAGGCTCCTTCGGGAACCGGAGACTCGTAGACCCAGTGGGCGCAATACAGCAGCTGTGCAGTTTCCAGGATCATCTTCACCACGTGTTTATCGCAGTGAAGGCGAGCCGCTTCGTCGGGATCGAGAGACAGGAAGAAGATGTTCATGGTGGCAGACTCCCTTCCGGCTTGGCGTGCATGAATCCATTTTAACAGCGATACAATGCCGACAGCAACAAAAAGACAATGTCATACGCCTGGCTGTCTGTCAGCATGATTGTCATGATGTTCAGGGAGTTGATACTGGACACCGCAGAGTACTCAATGCCGCGAGCAACCATGGCAACGAGCCGTTGATTAGGGCGGGGCATTGCGCGCAGGTCATCGGACAAGAAGCGAAACGCTACACGCAGATTCTCACGACTCAGGTTCGCGAATTGTTCGGGATGAACATCCTCGAATCCGAACCCACGGAAGATCTGAGACAAGATTGTCCACCTGCGAACAATGTTCTCCTTCAAGTCTCTGGGTGGCGGAGGCACGGCCATCTTGTGACGACGACGATACAGGTGAAGCGTGCGAAGACGAGTCAAATCCGGGTGAGCAATTGGGTTTTTCGTATATGGGTTCGTTGGAGACACAGATCGCGTGAACCATTCCCATGCCGTTGCGAAATCAAACCACCACACCTTGTCTCCTTCCTGCAACCCAAAGTACTCAAACGGTGCTTGCTTATTCTTGTCCTCGAAGGTGGCTAGGTCCTCGTCATTGACACACGTCCCCCGCCGAAGCACGCCCGGCCCTGCCAACGTCAAGACGTGACGCACCCGCCATCCGCGATACAATGCCTGGACCTTCGTGAACCGGCGAATCTTCTCTTTGTTCGCATCCGCCCAATAGTGGACCGTCTTACATCGTGCGTGAACTCCACACACAGTATGTCCAAGCAACGCAGTCGACCCACACTGGTCTGTCGACTTCTTGTTCCGCAGTGCCGCGCACTGTTGCATTGCTTAGTTTGTATACATTCTTGAAAACTGGAAACGTGTGCGGAAAACGGATCCGGTGGCATCGAGGCCAAGAAAGCTCACACAATTCAATATGGCTACCACTGCAATCATCCCTTCTGAGAACCTGGACATCTCCCGCGTCAGCATCGGCGATATTCGCGCGAACAAGGCTGGTGGCAAGACCGTTCCGATCAAGTACAATGGTCAGGCATTTCAGGCCCGCATTCCTCGCATCTACTACCCGGCTGGCGTTGTGGTTCGCACGGACGAGCAGTCCGGTAAGCGTAACTACAGCCTACTGGCCTCGCTCAAGGGCTGCGACTCCTACGCCAAGGAGCGCAGCACGGATGGCAGCGATGTCGGTGCCTTCTACAACTTCTGCCTGGACATGCAGGAGAAGCTGATTCAGCACGCAATGGTCAACTCGGGCAAGTGGTTCGGCAAGGCCAAGTCCGAGGCTGTTCTCCGCGAGACCATGAAGCCGATTCTCACGCCGAGTGTGGAGAAGGTCAATGGCGAGTGGATTCCGAATGGCAAGTATCCGCCTTCGCTCCGCATGAAGATCTCGATCTGGGATGGCCAGGTCGGGATGGACGCGGTGGATGAGAAGGGCAATGCGATTGTTCTCACCGAGGACAATCTGGAGCAGGTGTTCGCCAAGCGTATCGAGGGTCGCATGGTTCTGGCTCCGAGCGTGTATGTCACCGGCACTGGCTTCGGTGTGACCTGGCGTGTCGTGCTGGCCAAGGTGTTCCCGCCGTCTCGCGTGGGTGCCAAGGCTGCGTTCGCCGACATCAAGGAGCCGGAGGATGATGCCGAGGACAAGCCGGCTAAGCTGGATATGCCGGTTGCGGAGGCGTTCCCTGACGAGGAGGAGGACGAGGAGGCTAAGCCGCGGTCTCCAACTCCTCCACCTGCACCTGCACCGGCAGCTCCGCCACCGGGTCCGAAGAAGACTCGGAAGGCACAGGCGGTTCAGTGAACCCAAGTAAAGACCAAACAGAGGAGCCCTTCGGGGGGGTGTGAACAACCATTCGCTCATCAATAAAAAACACCTTTTCCTTTTCGGGTATGGACAACGGGGCCGCTACGCCACACGGAAAGGCGGACATGGAGACACGTCCGCAGGTGACACAGCTATATATCGTGGGTCGCTCAATCAGACCGTCAACCGTGACAATCCGCAGGGGTCCACGCAGACACCGTTCAAGAAGTTGTGTCGGCGTCGTCCAGCCCTCGGTCAGACACTGTTCATACGCGTGTGTTGGCATTTCTTTCCAGAGAGTATCGCCCGCCGTCCATCCGTCTTCCTGCACGAGCGTGCCAAACACATTGTCCTTGTACCACAAGAGCGAAACGTCGGCCGGGTTGGCCAGAGCGTGTTCAGACACGCCTACCCGATCAAGAGACTCTGGATCGTAAAGCCAATATACATTCGCATGGGTATATCGCGGGTCTCGTGCACCGCGATACACCTGGCGGCCGCCCATGGTCCACAGGTCAGACACAATGTTGATATCGTGTTCCGTGATATCCGTGTCTACATCGTAGACAATCGAACGATCAATCGTCGAGAACATTGTTACACGCGGAGAGTTGAGACAACTCAATCAAACGTAATCTTGACGGGCACATCGTGAATGCGAACAGACTTGGTGGCCGACCGACTCAACTCACGACGCTTACGACGCTCAGAGTCCTTGGGCTGAACTACGTGGGAACACTCTTCCATGTCTCCATGGATCTCGTCGTAGTGAGCATCCAGATAATCAAGCACCTCGTCCTGAATCGCCCACTCGAAGAAGTTCAGCTGCCCCACTGTGGTATCCAATCCGCGGAACTGGATACGCTTCCACCGACAGAACGGGTCAAACATCTTTTTGTTGTACGCCTTGAGATGAGACTTGTAGACCAGGTACACAATGACGTGATGGTTTGACTTAGCCATGAACGAAACATTGTGCTTCTTTGAGTAATTGGTAACAAACCAATCCAGCAGACGAAGACTTAACCGCGACTTCCCCGACAACACCTCCTCTATGCGGCGAAAGTTCTCAGGGTCAGAATAGAACTTTTCCAAACGGTGGAGAACCCATTGGTCCTTGCTTTGAATCGTCTCCATGTCGATTCTGTGTTCCAGCACTGAAAATGAGTTTTCCAACGTGACGCATAAACAAACGCAATGGAAGATGTTGTAGCTCAGTGGTTGAAGGACCCGCCGTATACCCACATGAAGAACCGCCTGAAACCGCTTATCATGTTTCTGACTCTGCTTGTTCCGACGCTCAGCTATACACAAGCCCGCCGCCGCGTCTTCGCAGCCGCCGAAGAGGCAATGAAGGGAGACCTGGGACGCATATGGACTCGCGATCGATGTGTGCGGCGAACGATCCGGGTCTACGGCATGAATGATCAGCGAACGTCTGCATGGCATGCCAAGCGCGGTGAGATGGTGACAGCATCCGAGGTGTCGGGTGTGTTTACTGGCGGAGAGACGAGACGGGCCTTGGTGGTTCGCAAGCTTACCCCGCCGCAGCCCACCGGTGGAAACACTGCCCTTGCCTTAATCTGGGGAACTCGCATGGAACCTGTCGCAAAGGCACTGTATGAAGCCGAGACCAAGTGTAAAATTGTGGACGTATCCTGTGTCCAGCACCCGGTCCATTCATTCCTTGGTGCGTCGCCCGATGGGATTGTCTTTCCGAACGACCCAAACGACGTGCATCGGCGTGGACGGTTGGTCGAGTTCAAATGCCCGTTCTCGCGTCCTCAGACAGAGGGAATTCCGGATGCCTACGTCCACCAAATGCAGATGCAAATGGAGTGCACGGGCATTGACGAGTGCGAGTATGTTGAATTCAGGTTCAAGCAGGTGTTCTCCTCCGAGTGGATGAATTCGACGGACACAAAGGGAGTCCTCGCAGTCTTTGACGACAATTCAGTCGAGTACAAGCCCCCAAACACGCCATTGCACGAGTGGGTGCCAACCGTGACGGACCGTGAGCCGCAGTATGTGTTCTGGCTGTTACTGTCCACAAAGAAGGAGTTCCTTCCCAAGGACACAACGTGGTTGCCTCGCCATCTTCCGGCCCTCCGCGAGTTCTGGGACGAGGTGCTTGCCCACCGAGCGGCTGGAACCATCCCGGCTCCGGCGCCACCTAAGATTCCTACACTTGACATTTGATAACGCCTGGAAAGTAGTAGAATTGTTGTGCATACCACGAGGCTGTATACCACCGATCGGGCATCACAATTTTTCGGTCTGGATTCAGATAGGCTCCCCACCACGAAAAGGATGAATTGGCACAGATTCCGCCCGCACACTGGCTCATGAGATACAATGTATCAATCTCTGACTCCATGACAAGCGTGTACTTCACATTGGCCAACCAGGGTCGAGTCATCGCATACTCAATGTCGTTCGTCACCACAAGAAAGTGAGCATCCGGAAAGTGGGCAATGGCGCGTTGGTAATAGTCATCCAGTTGGAGGCCATGGACTGCATGTCCAACATAATCACCGCCTCGAATGTGGAGGAATATGCTCTCCTTGGCAGGATAGCGAGTCAGCACGCCGGGCGAGAAATGCAACCGAGAAACAAAGTCTGGGTCGATATACCGCCAATCTTGAAAATACCCATTCATCTCCGGATTGGGACTCCAAAGGAGAAGACCACGCCAGTCCGTGTATCCCATGGATGGTTCCGCGACTTTGGACGTCGGCTTCACATTCGAGTGCAGACTCTTAAATCGACACAGAATCGTGTCAAAATACGACAGCTTCGAATGCGGGGATGGATTCGCAAGGCTCTGAATATACGGCACTCGACGGGTGAGGCGTGCTACATGCAAAAGGGCAGCAAGCTGAAACAGTTGGTTTCCAAGCCCTCCTACCAGTTCAACCGTCAGTGAAAGCGGCATTTACGTATGAACGACGGTGATTTCTAAATGACAGTGACGTTCGTTACCGCGTTTCTGGACCTCCATGAACCTAGACCAACAGATCGAACCGCAGAACGTCGTATGGAGTTCTTTCGGATACTGAATTCCACAGGTATCCGCATTCACCTCTTTGTCAGCCCAGAGTATGCGGACAAGGTGGAGGTGACGCACGGTGTGAAGGAGGTGATTCAACTGGAAGAGCTGGACACATACAGAGTTGCTCCCGATGGCCTACCCGAGACTCGCAACGAGTCGCACGACACTCGCAACTTCCTGATTCTCATGAATGCGAAGATTGAGTTGGTGACACGGGCAATGGATTCTGGGCATCATTTGGGGAAACACTACGCATGGATCGACTTCAATATCTTCCATGTCTTGAACGAGGAGCGTGGAATTGAGCAGCTGCAGTCTCTCTCGACTCGCGTGTATCCAGACACCTGCATGTATGTTCCCGGTTGCTGGGGAAAGGGTGTCATGTGGTCATCCGTGAACTGGCGTTTCTGCGGAGGGTTCTTTTTAGGTGACGTTGCCTCGCTCAATGCATTTTACTTTGCACACCGGTCGGAGTTTCCACTGTGTCCACACCTGTCCTGGGAGGTGAATGTATGGGCTCACCTCGAGCAGCTGGGCTGGGCACCTACGTGGTATCCCGCCGATCACAACAACCGCATTCTCAACATTCCGCTCTTTTCGATCGTGGCGAGCCTGACCACGATTCCGCCGCGGGAAACAGAGTGCCGTGCGGCGATTGACTCGCTTCTTCACCAGGTTGATCACGTGTATGTAGCCGTATCTCACACCTATCGCCGGTTTGGAGAGTATACTCCCCCTGCGTATCTCATGCAAGAACCCTACGCGTCAAAGGTCACACTGTGTTTTGGAGACGACCACGGTCCTGCGAGCAAGTACATCGGCACGACTCCACCCGATGACGCGTGGGTCTTTGTCTGCGATGACGACCAGGAATACGCTCCAGATCTTATTGACCGGATGCGTCGGTCTGTATCGTTAGTTGGTATCTACCAGAACCATTACCACTCGATTCAGCAAAAGACGTCTGGCGGTATGGTCCACGGATATGTTGGGAATTTGGTTCATAGCTCTGTGCTGAAAGGGTTGCGAACCTTTCCGCTTCCAGAGTGTGCTCGCTTTGTAGATGATCAGTGGGTGTCCATGTACTGCAAGATCAACAATGTTCTGATCATGCCAACCGAGGCGGAGACCTACGAGGAGATTTTCAAGGTGACACAAAACGGACACGAGAAACTTGGATCACATTCGCTGTCGGGGCTGGGGACACGTGCAGACCGAGTGCGAGAACTCGAAGAATACTTTGGCGTTTCCTTTTTAGACAAGAAGGCCTGAGAAGACACAATGCACTGCTTTTTCATCAACCTTGACCGTCGAGTGGATAGACGGACAGAGACAGAGGCGGAGCTTGCTCGCATGGGGATAGAGGCCGAGCGGTTTCCGGCCATTGAACGCACTCCCGGTGGCCTTGGATGCACACAATCTCATATCGAAGTCTTGAAACTGGCACGGGCTCGTGGCTACGAAACCGTGATGGTCCTTGAAGATGACTTCTCGTTTACAGTCGACAAGCAAGAACTGGCCGATGCATTCACGCATCTTCCCAACTCCTTTGACATGGTGCTTCTCGCCTTCAACCTGATTCGAGGAGATCCGGTTACACCGTACCTGGGCCGCGTGCAGGAAGCACAGACAACGGGCGGATATATCATTCACTCGCGGTACTACGATACATTAATCAATCGGTGGTCGGAGGGATTGGCATTGTATGAGCAGAATCCCGAGGTGCATTGGTTGTATATTCTGGATCAATACTGGAAGCCGCTTCAGATGGTTGATGAGTGGTACTACTTCCTCACGCCCATTGGTATGCAGCGACCAAGCTGGAGCGACCTTGGACACCAGTTCATGGCGGAGTATCATTAGCAACACCACCACCGCCGAGGAGGAGATGCGAACTTGGCATTCCACTCATCAATCGTATAGTGATTTCCCATACTGATATTGCACCGCCCACAAATTGGCACGAGGTTGTCAACTGTTGTCTCACCGCCCTTGGATTCAGGGACATTGTGACCGCACTGGTAATCAAATACATTCATACGGTTCGTACACCAGACAATCTTACACTTGGTCTCGAACTTCTGGCCAACTTTCAGTATCCATACCTGTTCGCGTAATGCCTTTGGAATCTTCATTGTATCCTCTCACATCACCGCTGTATATGCGTTTACTCGCCACGGTGTGGCAATTCCCGTGGCACCCTCGACAAAAGATGTGAACGGCATATGATTTGTTCGCTGTTCGTGCGACGAGTTTTCAACCGTCTGTGTCCGCTGGTCCTGAGACCGGTCCAGCAGTTCGGGATCGTGCTTTCCCTGTGCCCCAGACATGGTCCACGCAGCCAAAAGAACAACAACCCCGACAATGAGGGCGGCAATGTGAAGCATTGTTCTAACTCGGGTATAAAAAACGAACTCTTTCCAGACTACTAGACAGAACGACACAATGGAGGACAAGGCTCTTTCAATTCTGCGTATCCTCTTTGAGCGGCGTAAGCTCGCAACTGAGACCAAGACAATCTCCACCAACCTGAAGGATGCCAACGTGTACACAGTGGGTGACGTCCTGGTCATCTTCAGTCAGAAGGACAAGATGCTTGAGCGTGACGTGAATACGTTCACTGCATACGCCGAGGAGAATCAGTACACGAATGGAATGGTTGTGGTTTCGTCGTCAAAGCCATCCGAGAACTTGCTGAACATTATTCGTGGGACTGCACCGAAAAAGGGGTTTGTTCAGTTCTTCCATCTTCGCGAGCTGCAAATGGACATTACAACCCACCGCATGTCCGTGCCTCATCGGATTCTGACACCTGAGGAAGCAAAGCTTGTCCTGGACAAGAACCGAATCGTCAAGCCAGAGGACCAGCTCCCATGGATCGACTCGCAAGACATCCAGGCTCGTCTTATTGGTGCGAGGCCAGGCGACATTGTTGAGATTACTCGTCACAGCGACACCGTGGCTAAGTGTATCTACTACCGCTATTGCGTAGCCGACGTAAATGTTGCCTGAATACAATGCGGGTTGAGTTCTTACTCGGGGCAGTGTTGCTCGCACTTATTGCGTTCGGATACCGTGAGGGCGTTAACGATACGCTTTCGAGCACTCCTACGTGTCCAAGCGGAACGACATTCAAAACGAGGAGTGAATGGCAGGGAGGTCCGATGGCAGAATCGATGTGTATTCAAACAACGGGAGGCGTAGACCCAGTATGCAGCTACGGCGGCACACTGGACGCAACTAAGATTAAGTGCGGTAACGGAACGATGGCACAGTGTCCACCGACAACGGGTCAGTTAACGCAAGGTGGACCTTGTTTTAAGCTTAGCGAGGCAACGTGTCCGTCTGGAAGCTTTTTGAGTCCATTTGGCACCAAATGTGTGAACTGCACGACCGGGTGGAGATACGTCGCAACACAACTCGCAGCGGGAACTAACCCCTTTCCCGATCCACGCTCAGACGGTGCCTCGATGGGAGCTGACCTACTTCCAAGCCCTCGGTGTCCTAGACCGTCTTGGTTTACAATGCAATCGTGGGCATGGGACGGACAAGGACCGCCCACAGCAGCGGCAAAGGCAGCGGCGGCGGCCTTTATCGGAGCATCGCCACCCCCTACCACATCGGCTCCGGATCCGACAGCCGCCGCCAACATGGCAGACTTGGAAACCGAGTATCAGAACCGAAAGAAACTCTATGACACTCTCGTTGCGAATGCGATTGCTACCAATGACCGGTCAAAGATCGATGCCATCGCAGCCGCACAGGTGGCCATGAGTGATTCGCTTAACAAGATGATGGCTGTGTCCGCACAATCAGGAACAGACTCGCAGCAACAGGAGTTGACTCGCCGCATCATGCAGATTCAGCGCGACTACAACGGCCTGTTGGTTGGAACTGACAAGCTTCAAACACTTCGCCTTCTTCACCAGTCAATTGATGTGCGAGACAGTTTTGGCCTCAAACTGCTCGGCGGTGTCTTTTTGATTGCCGTGCTTGCGTTGATGGTCCAGGTTATGCGAACGCGCTGATGGCCAGACCAATTCCCAGGATAATGACAAGAACCACAACGCGGGTGATGAGCGAGCCGTAGTCGACGGGGGTTGACGATTCTCCGATAGAGGCTGCAAGCTCGTCAGCTACCTTAGGGCCCTCCTTCTCGAACACCTGTGCCTTTTCATGGAGCTTCGTAAGGTCAGGGTTCAGGGTTTCATACTCATTCAGAAAGCTCTGAATGTAGAACTGGTTCTGGGCGATATGCGAACGAAGCTTATCTTGGGCAGCGAGGATTTGTGCATCGACTGCTGTCACAGCCGTTGAAGTCCCACCTGTTTGTTTGGATGCAAGGTACGCAGTTTTGTATGCATCCAAGAGTGCCTGATACTCTGCGGACACGGAGTTGATGTCCGCCTGTCCACTGGGCGTGGCGGCATTGAACGTCGCTCGCTCTCGAACGTTTGCCGTCGCGATGACAATCAGCGTAAACAATAGGGTAGTGAGCCACCCGAGCATTATCTTGTAGGAGTAATAAAATGCCAGTCTCTCAATCGTTCTACGAGCCAGGTGCAACCCAGCGTCACATCCGTGGCGTGGATGCGTCCGAGTACACTCGGTTTGTTCGTCTGTCCGCTACCGTTGCACCGTATATCAACAACACTACGCCTATCCGGGTTCCGTATGCTCGTCTTGGACAGCCTCTGCTTAACGCAGAATCCCGGCTTGCAAGCACCATCTTTGGCGGCCTCAGACCGTTTGTTGCGAATAAGTAATGCCAGACCCTCACGACGGAGTGTCGTCAACATATGCCGAAGCCATTGCGGACCTCAAACCTCTACGTCCACCGACTCAACCGAATGTGGACATAGAAACCGCAAAGCTTGACATTAAGAAGCTGGTTGTCATGGATATTCGCACAATCCAAATCTGTCTGTTCTTTGTTGTCATTGCCGTCCTTGAGTACTTCTTTCTGCCGTCTTCAATTGTTCACGGGGCGGCATTCTTCACATTATGTGTCGGGTTCTCGCTGGCAATCTATCTTTCTAAGAGATAATGAGTTACAAGTGTCCGGCCGAAACCACTGCGGGGTTGAACGCTCAGTCATGCGTGATGAAATGTCCTCCATTGTTCCAACTCCGAACTGTCAACGGTGCTCAGCGTTGCATGCACACCGTCAATACAAGTGTATACGCTTCATTGATACCGCTCGCCGCCGTCAAGCGAAGTACCAACGCTCCCTTCGGAATCAACGACCTTGACCGCTCATCTAGTGCGTACAGAGAGTACTCCGCAGAGAAACAGCGGTTTACTGCTGACATTGCTCGGGCTACTGCTCTTGTCAAGACCCAGGTGGCTCCGGGTGCAAACGACCACACCGCAGAGATTCAAGCAGCAACCGACAAGTACATCGCGGACTATCAGTTCTTACAGAATCAGGCAATGCAGCAGCAAAGCACGCTTGACATTGTCACAAGTGTGAAGAGCAAGATGTTCAGCGTGAAGGACGATATGGAGCATTCTGTTGGCATATTTGCCAAGCAGATTAGTGATATCCGCAATCAGATTAACGTGAACAAGACAACTCGCCAACAAGCGACGGATTATGGCAAGTGGATGGGAGTTTCACTCAACGTCGCGATTGCATTGGCACTTCTCTTTCTGATCTTCGTCATCGGACGTAAGGCATTCTCGGGAACAAGCTTTTCGTCTTCATCGGGGACGCTGGGCGCACCCGCTCGCCCTCCCGCCAGCGAACATACGGTCGAGCTGCTCAGAGGCCTAACCGGACTTCTGGGTGCGTCATCCACAGGGGCAAAAAAGGGTTGAACCTGACAATGGAAGTCACTGACCCACGTCCCGTAACCGACTTTCAAAAAACGACCTTTTGTGGTCATCCACGTGCACACGTGCGGAAGGTGTTGATTCAGACAATCCAGTTAGGCCATGCAGATTATGCGTGCTATTGGACTCTTGAATTGCTCTGCTCCGGTCTTGTGCATAGTTTATGGGGTTCGCTGTTCGAGGCGGCGGCTCTTCATATCAATCGTGCTCAACCAAACGTATTTCTCTATCTGGCCAAGGCGTATGAGAAGTATGCCCCCATCGAAGCGGAATACGATATTCGGAACATGACGCACATTCGCAACCGCTCAGATGTGCGTGCCATGGTCTGCGAAGTAGCTGCGACTCTGGCCCTGTGCCGCAAGAACAAACTATCCACTCTTCCTGTCATGAAACCTGCCCATGACTTTGACCCGGTGACTATCCAGGAAAGCTTAAAGTCGCCCTCGCGACTCTATGGAACACAAGTCCTGAAACCGTCGGACCCCATGCCAGTCGCAGTGCCGATCAATGAATTCTGTTACTGTATTCGTGCGGATGTTCGGGACCTGACACGTGCCTTGTATTGGATGTCATGGGTCTTCACCTTTTGCCGCGAACACAAGAAGCAGACAAAGACGAACCTGCTCTTTGCCCCTCGAACGGACGAGTTTGTATCGGGCCAAGACAGCACGCATCCAGTGTGGATTTTCTGGGACGCCATTCGCAGGAACGCCCCGCCTGCGAGCCGTGAGTACATTGATGTCATGTATCGCATTCACTCGTTACGGTGGACGCCCGGAGACAAGGGAAAGCGTGCATTCTTAATTGCGGCCACCACGCTCCTGTGCGAGGGTTCGCTCGACAGCACACCGTGTGCACCCACGCTGCAAGTTTCGAATGTCCTTAATGGAATGCCCGGGTGGATCGACGCCATCGTCAAGATGCAGCGAAGTTTCTCCTAAAAACGGAAGCGTGCCGGGTAACATAGACACCGTTCACGCAAAATGTTCCGTCCTTCCTTTTCCGCAACCCAAGTCGCAGGCATCATCGGCCGCCATGCATACCAGCCGGTCTCCCAAGTCATGTACGAGGTGTTCAAGAAGGACAAGCATGTCGCAGAGAGGATTGCCGCGATCGAGAAGGCAAACAACCGCAAGTCCATCAACAACTTCAAGGGATCCTTTCTCAAGGACCGCGACATCCAGCAGAGCGTCTTCTCGGCCCTCGACACGTGTAAGCTCGCCGATGAGGCATCAGAGAAGGACATGACCGCCACGAAGGTTCTGTGGGACGCAGAGGCCAAGAGCCACGCACTCGACTTGAAGGTCGCTGCGGGTATCGAGGTGTCACAAGCCGAAATTGACGCGGTTCGGTCCGACATGGCGTCGGCGGCACTGACCAAGAAGCTCGCTGCAGAGGCAGTGGCGGCAACGCCAACGGTTGACCAGACACTGGCATACGTGGAAAAGGCATGTCAGAAGGTCATTGACCGCACGCCGAGCATGACGCCTGCCATGGCGGCACAGCTGCTGTCCGATGCACGCGGAGAGGTGGCCAAGAAGCGTGGACTGTCGAACGAGGATAAGATTCTCAATACCTACGAGGCTGAGCGAAAGGTGGTTCTGACCGAGCGAAACACTCGCATGCTTCGAATGGAGAAGGAGGCGTTTACCTTGGTTGGTCGCACAGACGGATATGTGGCCGACCAGAAGCGCGTGGTGGACTCAAAGAACAGGACGCGGTTCTTTCCAGAGGTGCCGGGATATGACATTATCCAGCTTCGTGTGTACATGCATATGCTGGACGCCACAGACTCGGAGCTGATTGAGAAGTTCCCGAAGCAGGCGACGCGACACACTGTGTTTCCCAACGACCCGGCCGAGTGGGCGGATATTGAGGCAAGCCTGAACCTCGCGACCCGCCGAATGACGGAGATTCTCGCAGACTCGTCTCGTTTAGAGGATCTCGTCTTCCAAAATACAATCGAGAATGGAGCTTAGGATAACCAAAGACCCACCCTCATGGGCAGACCGGCCCGGAACCGCATACGAGACGCAATTTCTTCACACTGGAAACGGCCGTATCAATACACATGCACGGCTTTACCAAGTTTTTCAGTTGGGACCCCCGATCACGCTCTTCGAGAGACCGTTCTCGGGCGGAGTGGTGTCGCGGTCCTACGGCGTCGAGTATGCAACTGTGACTGAATATTCTACGACTCCTCGCTTATGGAAGGAGGAGACTCCGACATCGACACAGTATTTTGAAGAGCTGCGTAGGATTTCACAGTAAGAAATGACGAGAACAAAACAAATGGAGGCAATGGATGTGATTACCCTCGCACTCTCGTCATTGATTATGCTGATTCTGATTCACATTTCTATTTTCGCTCTTGTGCGGTGGATGTATCCGGTCCAGCCTCCGGCACCCATGGTTCGGTTCGCCGAACCTGCGTCCCCACCTCCGCCACCGCCACCGCCTTTCACGGAGCCGCCGCATATGAAGCAGGAAGTGAATGTACCAACGTATGCACCGTCTGTATCCGTGGAAGCCCCTCGTGAGGGCGGGCGTGTCGACGGCGGCAAAGCACCGGGTGCCGCAGCTGAGCGGCCTGCCTGGTTGGTTGCTGTTGACCCAAAGACCCTCGAATAGTGAAGCGGTTGCTCTGAGTACTGATGAGAAGGGTGGACATCAAGAGGAGCTGACAATTGTCATGGACGAGCGAATGTGTTGTGACACAGTCTTTCGGACGGTTCGACTGTCAAAGGATGTCTTTGTTGTTTGCGATGTGTGGGCTATGAACGGAACGATTGTCCATCCCCTGGCAACATGGTCTCAGAGACAGGAATGGATTGCTGAATGTCTGCGTCTGTTTCATCAGCCAGACCTGACGGCTCTTTTCACACTCGCGGACGCACCTGCGGGGGCGTTGGTTCGAGGGTATGAATACTATGATGACCTCCCGGGCAGCACTGGAGTCTTTTCGCGTGAAGAGGTAAATGTCTAGTTGTAAACGCATGAGAGGCCGTCGTCGTTCAAAGAAGCAGACCCGTCGCCGTCGCACTCGTCGTGGCGGCGGCTACGGTGCCGTGGGGGCTGAGCAGACTGCCTCTGGGCCGTTTTTAGCGTATGGTGGTATCAATGCATCAGGTGGCGAGCTGACCTCGACTGCGGGAAACTACGCTCCCGTAACAGGTGGTCGCCGCCGTCGTCGCACTCGCCGCCGTCACCGCATGCGTGGTGGAGACGCAAGCACGGATACGGGTGGCGAGGGACGCAGTGGTGCGTCTGCTTCATTCACCGGAACTTCGGTCGGTGCGAATGCCCCGGGTGCAGCGGTCTACGGTTTCGCCTCAACGCGGAGTTGAGCGAACCAGTGCATCTGCCCACACATAGGCCATGTACTTAGGATCGTTGGTCACAATGAACGGCCCACCTAGTTGAACAGCTCGTATCCGCATGCGTTGAACGGTAAACAGCAACTCTGTGTACTCGATCCACTCCGACCACACCTTGTAGGCCGTCATTGCAGTTGAACACAACATAAACACATCACCGGACCCAACAAAAAAAAGACAGAGCGTGATCATTGGCATGATAATCATGTCATTGATTCGCTGAAGTTGAGCCGTCCATGTTGACGGAAGGCATTTCTCGCGGAGCTGAATGAACTGTTCAGCTGTCTTGAATGGATCCTCAGGCAGGTCCATACCGATTGATGCTTACTCCATTGTTGGGAAACAAGACTTCCTCTCCCGACGCCGGATCGACATAGCGAATCTCCATGTCGTCGTGGCAGTTCAGAAACATCAGGAGTAGGTCGAGGCGAATCTCGTTGCCCGGCATGAGATACTTGTCAACCGCCGCAGTAATGTCCACATCCGTCGACACATCTCCAATCCACGTCCAGCGGCGGCGGATGGGGTCGAACGGGTTACCGATATACGGAGTAATCTCCTCCATCTCATACACGATGCGGCGACGGACCTGATTGCCCTTGACCCACTCCTCCACGTAGATACAGCCCTCAGGCACGTGGGTCATGCCCTCGTCATAGTCAGAATACTCACCGATGAGATACTTACGGCGAATGACACCGCGATCCGTGCGACGTGCAGACAGGTAGCGATCGAGAGCGGTGAGAACACGGGAGATGCACATTTTTGTAGACTACTTCGTCACGGCGGTAGAAAATTCGTTTTCGGAACCGATGGCGATTTGTGTTGCCCGGCTGAACATAAGTGCCTCTCCAAACGAATCCGAGGCGTCGCGTCCCCACTTGCTCGTCGACGGCCCTCCAGTCGCGACCGTGATGCTAGGCTCCGGCGGCTCGCCCGGCCCCGGTGCATTCGGCTGGCGGAATGGCTCTCCGCTCAGTGTGAACTTTTCCTTGCCATCGCCGGCCTGGTAGTACACCATCACCGTCTCGTCAAAGTTGGTCCCCATCGAGATCGCCGTCGCCAGTGACGTGATCACGAACGGAGCCGCCACGAGGAACCAGGACACCGGTGACAGGCCAATTCCGCAGAAGGTATCGAGAACCTTCACAACAGCCGCACCAAGAACAAGTTTGATTGCGAAGGTTACCCACAGCCCCATTGACAAGTCCAGACCCAGCTGAACAACAAGGAAAATAAGATACAGCAATGCGGGAGGACAGAGAGTCTCGATAAAACGCATCTTCACGTACTTACACTTGAACCAAGAAAAGATGAAGGCCACCGTCGAAACAATCGTATCGTTCATCGGCTGCACTCCGCAGGTCGCAGAGGAGTCGCTGGCCAGACACGATGGGGATATGTACAAGGTCATGTCCGAGCTTCTGGAGGCACCGGTCGTGTCGGGTGCCAAGTACATTCCCAAGCCACGCGAGATTGACCGC